ATGCGACAGTTCAAACCTCGACACCTTTCGGAAGTCGTTCCCTTCACCCCTGACGGCAACATCACCTTCAGGGACATTCCGGTCTATTATGTGCTGGGCGGCTTTTGTGTCCGTTGCAAGCACATCGCAGAGCTTGACCGGAATGCCCTGGAACGCCGCTTCGGAAAGGACGCGCCGGCGCATCGTCTTTCAAAGCGCATGCGCTGCCGGCATTGCAAAAACAAGGCCGGCAATACAATCTTGGTCATCAATCAGTGGCCAAGGTGAGCGTGCCCCATGTGCAATCTCTACAACATGACCACCACGCGCGAGGCGATCCGCCAGTTCGTGCAAACGACCCGCGAATACCAGTTCAACGAGCCATCCCTGCAGGTCTACCCCAACCGCTATGCGCCGATCGTGCGCGTGGGAGAGGATGGCGAGCGTGAGCTCGTGCGCGCCCGCTGGGGCATGCCGACGCCGCCGATGTTCGTCAAGGGAGCGCACGACAGCGGCGTGACCAACATTCGCAATGTCAGCTCCGCCCACTGGCGCCGCTGGCTCGGCCCGGAATATCGATGCCTCGTGCCGGCAACCAGCTTTGCCGAGCCCGACCCATCGAACAAGCCGGAAGGCGGTCGCACGCCGGACGCATGGTTCGCCTTGAACGAGAACCGGCCGCTCTTTGCCTTCGCCGGCCTATGGACGAAATGGCACGGCAAGCGCATGGCGCGCGAGGAACCCGCCGACCACGAGATTTATGCGTTTCTCACCACGGAACCGAATGGCATCGTCGCGCCGATCCACAAGAAGGCCATGCCGGTGATCCTGACCACGGCCGAGGAACTGGACACCTGGTTGCGCGCACCATGGAACGAAGCAAAGACCCTGCAACGCCCCCTGCCCGACGATCAGCTGACCATCGTAGATAAGCCGGATATCCCAGAATGATTGTTCCCCCAAGACGGGCAGAAGGCGATCCGGAACGGACGCGCGAATGCCAACAGGCCCTGCAAGCCGAATTCCGCGCCCTTGCACAACGCGCGCACGGTGCCGGGTGGAGCGAGACCGAAATCGAGCAGGCACTGTTTCGTCTGGCTGTCGAACACATTCGTGAACACCAGAATGCTGAGCCTGCCTCCGAGCAGCGAAAGCACTAACGTGGCTTCTGAGGCACAAGAAAAGCGCTGACACGCTTTCTCATTTCCATCTTTTCACAGTGAGCCGAATAATTATGATGACGCTCAAGGGACACATCATTCGATCAGCGAGCGCTTACCGTTTTGCACTCGCCACGGTCGGCACATTCAATCGCACGGCTGTGCGACATCGGAGGATGGATGTGGGACGAGAATGCACGCCAGGAAATTCAAGTAATGCAGCGACGCAGCAACAACACGACGTCGGACAGCCACTCAACGGCATTGTTGAAGACGTTTGCCGTTCGCTTTCGCGCCTCCTGAAAGAAAAATCGAACAAGAGCCTGTTTTTCACCCTGGGCGTCGAGGGCAGCGTCATCACAGTAACCGCGAACTTGCGCGGTGTCGGACGGAAGGGTGCATATCTACGACGCGTCGTCAGATACTCCAGCAACCGACCAGTGGCTCAAATAGCGCTTCTGCCGCCGCAGCGGTACATCGTCTCCATATTCCGCGAGCACGCAGAATACACTGGCTTTGAGACAGTTTCAGACAGCGACAGCGAAGGCATCGCGCTACAAGCCAGCTTGAGACTGATCGAAGAATTCGTAGCGAATCGAAACATGCACACAAGCAGCGCAAAAACTGCAAACACTCTGAAATTCACGGCCTAGCGGCGAGCCAGACACGGGGGTGATGGAAGAGGAACAATGACTGACAAGCTTGCCAAGCAGCTTCTCGAAGCAGCAGCCGATTTCGAACATTTTGCACCGGAAGAAGTTAAAGCTTATCTCAGACGTGCAGCGATCAGGATCAGCAACGCCCAAAGGCCGCGCAACAACATCATATTGCTGTCCGAGGTGAGCGAGGTGATGAGCGACTACGCAGAGCAACAGAACCTCACCATCGATGAAGCTGTCAATGCGGCGTTGCTCGACTGGGCTTCCGCACGTGGAATGATCGAAATTCAGGATTTGGGAGACGAAGAAGAATAGGCAGGAGGGTTTGATGGGTTTCAAGCCGCCCGCCGGAAACGCAAAGAGATGGATGGGCTGCTTCTCTTGATTGGACTGGTGATATCCATTGCAGGCGCAGTTATTCTCCTCTCAATTTCCAGACTAATCGCAGAGGGTCTTAAACTAGGCCTGCAAACGCAAATTGCCCCGGCTGCCACAAGGACTATTGGGGGAACCAAGGAAAGACGGTTATTGTTCTAAGGCTTGATCTTGCGCAGATTGGATATCACCTCGTACGCAAATGAAGACGAATGTCTCCAAGGCAACGAGCGCCCCATAGGAACCGGACTCTTGCCGATCACGCGATAGGGTGAGGCATTCCAAAAGCGAAATCGCTCCCCAAATAGTCGCACACCGTATACACCACAATCTCATACGTTATCCGATTGGACTTAGGCCGGGCGGAATGTCGGCGCGCACGGTCCAGCGAAGGGATATATGAGAACTTCTGGATCATATGTGACACGACCGGGCTATCGAAACTACTTGTAGCCAACTCGGATATAAACATCTCACGGAGATCCTTGAGGATCAGGAGTTCCTGCATCATCTCTTCACTGACGAGGCCAGTCAGATGCGCAATACGAATCTTGGCTTCAAACGACGAAAGCGGAGCACCGTCACGAAAAAACCAGCTAGCGTGACGGCGCGAATTCACCAGGTGGCGGCGCAGGGCTTTCTCAAGCCAGACTTCAACATTCGTTGCACCGATAATGGCGCAACCGCGATCCGTGCTGTCCTCCAGTTCGGTCCTGGAAAATTTTGAAACCATGAATTCTCCCCCAACCTGATCCCGTGATCAGACATAAACCCCGCATCTAAGAGCCAACATGTGGCGTCATTCGCCCTCATCGGTCTTACGCTTATCTTCGAGCGCAAACAGCATTGCCTTCTCTCGCCCACAAGCGTGCTTCCTCATGTAAAACAATATCAAGGTTTGCTGCTGAGCATGCGACAGCATTGAGAAGTCTGAACGGAATCTTGAAATCAAGTCTTCAGATACCGTCGCATCAGGGATCCAGCGATAACGGAACGGAACTGCCAAAACGAGCACGGCTGCTGCGATTGCGAGCGCAATCACGATAGCGTTTTCCCGCAGATATTCAAACGTCTGCCCCACCGCACGATCCCCAATTCCCGTATTCGGCTAATTATAACATCGTTTGAACGCACACAATCCAATGGCGCCTTTGAAACAGTGAAGCACCTCAAGGTGGCGGTCTTCCTGTCAGCCACGTGTACCCGGCAACGATCCAGCTCGCGAGCGTTACCACCCCGATGCCGATCCGAATGAGCCATCGCCCGAGTGTTCCGGCGCCGGCCGCCTGAGTGCGCAACTGCGCCATATCATCGGTAACCGGCTTCATGTCGTTGACCGTCTTCTTGGTCGCCTCGACCTCACCTTCAACATGAGAAAGCCGCTCGCTCACCTCGTCGAGGCGGCGGTGCACGACGGCGCGGCTGTCATCGGCACGTTTCAGCCGATCGTCGATTCCCTTAAGCTCACCGAGAATTTGACCAAGGGTTCGCTCCACGCTTGCTTCGCTCACCGCCCCTGCCCCTCGATCGCTTTCACCGCATCCACAAGCGCTGCCTTGCCGCGCCCGCAATCTCCCAGATTGCGCCGGTCGATCGCCCAAAGCCGCGAGGCCTCAGATGAACCGAGAGCACGCTCGGGCAGCGTCACCACAGGCGCGCATGGCGCCTTCAGGCTCTCGGGGATTGGCGCCAGCTCCGGCCGCTCAACGGCCGACCTGGTCGAGGCGGTCGCGCAGCCCCCGGCCAATAAAGGAACGCATAACACAAGCATCGCCGCCGGCTTCCGCATCGGCCTTCTCCTGTTCTGAAATTGCTGCCTCAAGGGACCGGATCGTCTCCGCATCCCGGTCCCGCTTTTCGAGATAGGCGCGCTCGGCCGTGGCAATCGCGCCCTGCGCCTTTCGGCGCTCCTCGGCCATCTCAGCCAGCATACGCCGGCGGGTTTCCTCCCAGGCGCGACGCTCGGCAACCGCCCCTTCCCGCCGAACACGGTCGACCCTGCCGTCGGCCACGATCTCGAGCACCGGGCCGAGCAGCGGAACGAGGCGAAGCGGGCCGAGCGGCAGCCCCTCATAGACGAGGATGGAGATGGCCGCCGCAAGCGCAGCCCCGCCAAGGGCGGAGGCCAGGCCGCGCAGGCCCCCGACAAGCGTCAGCATCAGCCGAGCCCACGCAGGCACAGCGCCTGCTCGCTGATGCGGCCGGGCGAACCCTTCACGCGGCGGTTCACCAGACCGCGCACCACCTTGCGCTTCACATAGACCCAGCGGCTCAGTTCGCCACAGGCTCCGCGCAGGTCTCCGGCCTTGATCTTGCGCACCAGCTTCGAGCGACAGGCCGCACCGGTGCCGGCATTGAAAGCCCAACTGTTGATGGCGATGTAGGTATCATCCGGCGCATTCCTGAGTTCCGGCACGCAGGCGAGCATGCGGCGCTCATGGGCAAGAATATCCTTGCGAAGCATGGCGTCACATTCGGCATCCGTTGCCCGCATGCCCTTCTTCACCTCCGGCCCGGTGTGACCGTCGCAAATGGTCCAGACACCGCCGCTGTCCAGATAGGCGACATATTCACGCCCCTCCCAAGACGAGTAGAACGCTATCGCCGAGGCGAGCAAAGCTGCGCCAGCGGAACCAGCGAGAAAGCGACTGCGAATTCTAGTCATTGGGCAAATCCTTCTGTGCGATGATGCGGGATACGAATGCCGCGGCCACGGTGAAGAACGACAGGCCGGCGAAGAGGCCCGGCGGCAGCGGCAGGAATTCTCTAAGAAGCGGCAAGGCCACCTCTGCCCCGGACAACAGAGCGGCGAGCACAATGAAGCGGATGCTCCACGCATGGCGGAGCACCGCTTTCCAGTTGCTGGAAAGGCGCAAAGATCGATTCCTTGGTTGAGACGAGACTGTCGGAAACTTTTCTGGGCAGATTCAGAAGCGAGCTGACACGGTCAGTCAGACGCTCATCGGCGAAATCTAGATTAGCGGAAATGCGAGCAGCTACCTCTCGTAGCAACGCACCTCGACAAAGCAAGGTGGTTGTGCTTTGAGGCAGAATACTGCTTTTAAGGGTTGTCTATCAAACTGGGCGAGCCGAATTGGTGAAATTAAAAACCTGTTTGTAAACCTTCGATCTCGTAAGGCAACCTCAACGAAATTGTCTTGTTTTCATTGAAATGGTCATGAACCCAGCCATCGACCCGCAAAAAATCTGATGATGCACAAAATCCAATAGCGCTCACCAATCTACTTTTGTACACGAGGGAGAATCGTAGCAGAAAATATCTAATCAAATTAAATAAACAAAAAAGGAAAAATAATCGAATAAATAAAGACGAAGTATAGGAACTTGTTAATTTAAATATGCATCAACACGGGGGGTGGGCATGCTTATAATTCGCATAGACTTTGATAAAGCCAGGTCTACATGGCATAAATTGCCGATATTCATTCAGAATATGACGCCTCACAGGCTCAAACATTGGGCCTGGCGCAGAATGAACGAGAGGCGAAATGTTGATACTCTAAATTCTCGTCCAAAAGACGAAGATAAAAAAGAAGTCTCCAGCGAACCCTTGATTGATGCAATCAATCTTCTACCTAAGGGCGACATAGCTATCCTATCCATTGCCAATGCGATAATGGAACGCAATGTAAATCACAAAACAAAAATTCAAATAATTTCATTACTCAGTGAAAATGGATTTCTTACTGAGAGCGAGAAGTTCATGGAATTAGTTATACATGATTTATTAATTGAAGGAAAAAGATCCTCACATCAACTAATCAAATCACTAAAAAAGACTGACATATATCTAAACTCAATATCAAAAATTCCATTCACTTCCGGAACGCCATCTACTAAAAAACACGGTCGCATTATATACGCGATCAATAACAGCCTACCTCATTACTCCAACGGCTACTCGATCCGCAGTAAGGGCGTGATTCAGGGATTAAGATCTACCGGTTTCGACGTTGTAGCAGTGACACGAGCCGGATACCCGTATGATTTGAATGCAGTACAGGATCCGACAGTAGGCGAATGGGATGAAGTGGACGGAATTCGATACTATCGGATCAAGACGCCGACACTAAAAGATCCGGGAACTCATGAATACTACTTACTTGCTTCTGATGCATGGGAAAAAATTATCCGGACCCATCAACCTGAATTAATAATTGCAGCGTCGAATCATCGAACTGCACTTCCCGCTTTAATTGCTGCCCGCCGCTGCTGCGTCCCTTTCATCTATGAAGTTAGAGGTTTCTGGGAAATAACCAGAGTTTCGCGCGAGCCTGAATACGAAGATTCACTGGGATACAAAGTTCAGGTGGCGTTGGAATCCCGCGTTTCATCAGAAGCAGACCACCTGTTAACGCTCAACGCTCCTATGAAGGAGGAACTAATCAGTCGCGGCGCGGAAAGGGACAAAATTTCGCTATTTCCCAACTCTGTAGAAGCAGAAGAATTCCCCTTGATGCCCCGCGATGGCGCCCTAGCTCAGAGCTTGGGCATTCCGGATGATGTGCCGGTGATCGGCTACATCGGGAGTTTTGTGGACTATGAGGGGCTTGATCACCTCATTCAGGCTTGCGGTTTGCTAAAATCCCGCGGGTTGACGTTCAGATTACTGTTGGTGGGGGGAGACAAAGGGGGTGCCGACTCGAAACATACTCTTACCCGCGACTTGCACTCAATCGCATGTGACGTAGGCATTGTAGACTGGCTAATCATGCCAGGACGCATACCTCATGAGGAGGTGGCGAACTACTATTCGTTGATTGACATTGCGCCACTCCCAAGAAAGCCAGTTCGTGTGTGTGAACTCGTTTCACCATTGAAACCTGTAGAAGCGATGGCAATGGGTAAGGCCGTGGTAGTTCCAGACATGCCAGCAGTTTCGGAAGCTGTGCAGCACGAAAAAACTGGTGTGATCTATGAAAAGGGGAACGTCCTGTCGTTGTCTGACGCTTTGGCAAATCTGATTGAGAACCCAGAAAAGCAGGTGAAACTGGGGAACGCCGCGCGCGCTTTTATCCTAGAGAACCGCACTTGGTCCGCCTCTGCGAGGAACATCTTGGGGGTGCTACAAGTTCTAGCAATGAAGAACGACAATGTGGACGTCGAACGCTAATCTCCGGTCGAACTGAAATCTGCCAACATTCTACGATAAATGTATCCGTCTCAGATGCCCTATGAGGCGGAGCACAGTTCGAACGAACCTGATCAACATGGCCACAGATGTGATCAAAGCCCCAATGGATATGCTTTCAAAATGAAATCTGTCGATCAGCACCCAAATATGTTTTCGCCAGATGCCGAAGCTGTCTTTTTCTCCGACGAAGAATCGATAAACTTCTTTTCTCGATTGATCGCGACCTATCCATTGCGCCCCTTCGAGCAACTGGACGAGCGTCCAAGCGTACCGGGCCCCGCCCTTACAAAGAAGGTCGAAAGGCTTATCAAAGAAGGATGGAGCCGTGATGGTATCGACAATGTACCACTCTCCCCTCCGCTTCCTTGGGACCAACACAACCGGTCCTTCTCCTTTCACATCCATGCTTGGGAACCAATTTCCCGAATTTTAACAGCATACGAAGATAAGAAAGATGAAAAATTCATAAAAGTATGCATCGCATTTTGCGATGACTGGATTGAAAAATTTCAAAAACCGTTATTGTCGGGACGAAATATCGACACTTCTGTGGAAAAAGCTCTAAATAATAATGATACTATGGCATGGTATGACATGGCCGTAGGACAGAGGATACAACGATTTTCATATTTGGCAGATATACTTATTAGGTCCACAGATACAACTCTTGAAGAGAAGGATATATTATTAAAAACACTTGTATTTCATCATGAATTATTATCGAGGGACGATTTTTTTATATCTCACAACAATCACGGCTTTTACCAAGCCGTTGGGCAACTCGCGAGCGCTAGCCGCTTTGCCATGTTGCCTGGCTTCTCTGCATACATAGAGAAAGCAAACTATCGCCTGGAGGAAATGCTCAAAAAGAGCTTCTTTGACTCTGGCCCACACAAGGAGCATTCACCCGCCTACCATAGCATGGTACTCGGAAGCGTAATCGGAGCGCGAGAAGCTGGACTTATCAGTCACGGAAACCTCGAAGAGACGTTAATTCGCGCCGAGGAGGCATTGGGATGGATGATCCAACCAGACGGCTCCCTAGTACCTTTTGGCGACACATCACCTACTATCAATGCGTACCTCCCTCAACAAGTGAGCCATTTTCGCAATGCCGACCTAAAAAACCTTCTAACTGGAAGCAATAGAACAGAAAACATCCCCACTGGACTTAAATCATACAAAGAAGCAGGATACGTCTTTGCACGAGAAATAAATAAAAACAGTACAAACAATTTTTCTTACCTATCTCAAATATCTGCATTTCATTCAAGGGTTCACAAACACGCAGATCATTTAAATTTCGTTTGGCATGATCTCGGCGTAAATATTTTTACTGACCCTGGAAGATACGGATATGTTGGCAAGACGAAGCTTGGAGACGACCTGTCAAATCAAGGCTTCTATTACTCTGATCCACGCCGTATTTATGTCGAGAAGACTCGTGCGCACAACTGCGTCGAAATCGACGGAAAGGATCATCAGAGGAAAGGTGCCAAGCCTTTTGGTTCTGCTTTGCAGTTCGCGGATACGGTTGCAGGATTATGGATCACCTTGTCCGAAGTTCGGCATCCCACACAGATTCGACATTTTCGACTTCTGGTTTGTAATCCCGGACATTTTATAGTCGTTGCGGATTGGTTAAAGGACGGAAATGATAAACATCATGACTTCCGCCAGTGGTTTCAACTAGCACCAGGATGGCATGCCACCCTCACCGCAACCAACACCATCCATGCACACCATGATGCTAGCCACCTCGATCTTGTCGGCATGGCGTTGGCAGACGGCAACGCCGGCAGCCCAATACAAGGACAGACGGAGCCTGATATCCAAGGGTGGATTTCAGATGACCACCTTTCTCTCGTGCCTGCCACCTCTCTCTATTGGGAAGTCAAAGATAGACCTTGGACCACATTTGCGACAATCTTCAGCCTTTCAGGTAATTTGGATATTAAACACTCCTCAATAAGCAAAAGCTTCACAATAATTTCGACAAACTGGATTGACGACAAAGGAGAACACGATTTGCGAATTCACAGAGACTCTATGACCAATGAGATTTCAGCCTCCTTTAAATCCAGGAAGATATCCCTTTAATTTGCACCTTCAGTACGCATTATTCGCCCGCCTAAATTGAAAGGCAGTTGGGTCGTCCATAATATTTCCCGTTGTCTCTGCGGCATCAGAGAATATCATCAAGCAAGATACCACCCGTAATGATGGCGAGTACCGCAGTTACAGTGCTACCCAAATATTCCCGATGGTCCGAGCGTAATTGAAGGAAGCTCCGTGGCGACGGAATCAACCGGCAGCACAACGGTTGCGCTCAGCGCTGTTCGCGCCAGCGAAGGCATCTGCTTAGTCGTGCGCTTCATTTCCGCCGTAGAAGTGTCAGCGAGATCAGGGCTCTACGTCTTCCCCCCCCTTTGCCGCAGGATTGAAATCAATGATCACGCCATCCGGCGCGACTTCCAGCGCAGGCGGAAACGCTTCCGTTTCTGTAGGATAGCCCCCATGGGGAGAGATCAGTGTCAGGTGTATCTCGCCATTGATGCGAGAGACCGGGCCGACGATGAAATCGCAGGGCACGTTCTCCACCGTCGCCCCTTCCGGGATGCTGGAAAAGTCATAGGGTGCGCCGTTGATGGTGAGGATGTCGCCCTGCTTCTCGACTGTGAGCGAAGCGTCCCGGTGTTGCGGAGAAAGATCAATATGCATCAGTACCACCTTCCGATAGCTTGAACGTAGACGCTCTTGGAAATTCCAGACGCCAGAGAAATCGAAGACCATGGCGCGAGGTTCGCAACGGCCAGACTTTGCGAATAGATTCCCACTGCGCTTGGCACATACGATGCCCGCTGAAACGACGCTGAAATCGCGGGCGCCGTGCTAAATGCCGCCGGAAATGTCCAGGTAAGGTAGCTGGCCGGCGAAAAGAATGCGCCGCGAGGCGTCGACATATCCGTGTTGGTCAGATCGATGGTGGACCAACAAATCTGAGTGCCATCACCCAGGCGAACATAGGAGCCGTTTGCGTTATCGCCGCGAACTGGAATTAACGGCAACCAACGCGAATATACATTGGTCGTGCTCGCCACACGATACCAAATCGAAGGCAATGCTGACGTGCCGCCATATCGGTGCGCAGTCTGGTGTTTTGTATCATTGTACAGCTGTCGCTGGGTCTCGATGAACCAGAAAGTCCCGACATCTGGGGGAAACGTTCCGGGATTGGAAATCGAAAACAGTCCTGTTTCACCCGGCAACAGCGTATCGATATTCTTGTTCGCTGAACCGCCGTAATACTCGCCATAGAACGCATTCTTTGCATTGATCGCGCCATCGACGCGAAGGAGCTTTGCATAGAACGAGTTCGGGGCGTTCTGCACGTCATGCTTGTCCAGCTGCACCGGCAGGATATTCATAAGGTCCAGGACGCCGGGACCAGTGAACAACGGAATCTTGCCAGCTGCTCCTTCAAGCCCGGCAAGCGCCGACAGGTTGCCCCCGCCAAGCAATTCGATGAGCTGCCATGTCTTCGCGGCCACGCGCGACAGGTCCGCCTGATAGCGAATGCGGGCGACCTGCCCGGCTCCGGCGGCGGCCGCAGGGCAATTGTCCGTCAACGTCCCCGTCGTCGCACCGGTCACCGTTGCGATAACCATCGACAGGCCGGAGCCAGGCAGATGGATCGTATCCCCCTCCTGGATAGCCCCGCCGACCAGCGAGGCCCCAGCCCATGTGAATTCGTTGGAACCCGCCGTCAGGGTGACAGCACCAATAAGGTCTGGCTGAAGTGCCATCGTCACGCCTCCTCGTCGATTTCGTGCGCCTCAACGGTCTCGCCTGCCCCTTCCATGGCTGCGAGCTTCCTCTGCAGGGCGAGAATCTGGCCAACGGCTGCGATCCATTTTTTGCGGTAGTGCTCGGCATCGTCTGCCGACACGATGGCAAGCACCATCGGGTCGACCTGCGATTTCTGCGGGTCTGGCATGATTTCAATCTCGTGCTGGTGTGGGTTCAGGCGGCGCGTTCAGCCGTTGAGCGATCCATTGTCGAGCCTTACCTCGACAAGCACCGCCTCGATCTCGGCGGAACTGGTGCAGTCTCGAATGCGGCGCTTGAAGCTGCGCCGGCGCTGATCGACAAGCGCCAACCTTGCATTGCTCGCGGCGGCGTTCGAAAGCGACGCCTGCCTGTCTCCTTCGTCATCGAACAGCGTCATGTCGCCAGATGCAGCGGCAGCGGCCTTCAGAGCATGCAGATGCTGCATCGGGCCTAGCATGGCCTGGATGTCATCGGCAAATAGCTGATCGACTTTGGCGAGCGCCTGTTGCCTTGCCGTTTCGACCCTACTCAAAATCAATTTCATACCAATTTTCCTGATACGGCCATTCAGGCTCGATATAGACGCGGAGCTTGCACGGCTCATCGATCTCCAGATCGAGAGGCTCGCCATCGGCGATGCAACTGCTGACCAGGGCATCGCCAAGGTATACACGCACCATGGAACCCTTCTCGATTCCATCGATGCGGAAGAGAGTATCTTCCAACCTTGTGATGCTGTGTTCGTGGACCGGCCTTTTGCAGATGCACCCCTCGACCACATAGTCGGTCAGAATATCGCAGGGCGTGAAGACATGATTGCGCCCCTCGCCCGGATCGACCGGAGGAAACTCGACAAAAAGCTTCCCGCTTCCGGCCATCAACTCGGATAGACCCGGCGGCACCGGATCGTTGACAACGTGAAGGATTTTCCCGTTTGCATCGTGTTCTGCGATCATATGTCGAAGTCCCAGACATAATATTTGACGTCGTAATCCTTGATCGGGTCGCCGTACCGGAAGTTGATGAATTCAAACCGGTTGTTGTAGACGTTGCACATGTACATGTAGCGGGTCGGATCAACGAGCCAATGCAGGCATGTCCCAACATGCTGGCGCCAAAGCGCCGTGTAGAATGTCCGGTCACGAACGGTCAGAAACACCATCGGGCGGCGGGCATAGGTGCGGGTGAAATTCACCGTCACGCTGCTCGTTTCCTGAAGATAGCCATCAGGCCGTGGCGAATAGAATGAACCCGACTGCAGCAGGGCAAGGGTCGACCATTTGCTGTTGAAGGTCAGGTCCTTTTCGTCTGCGGTCAGCACATCGACCCCCGGCCTGGATACCTTCATCCCATCCGCTTCGAGAACGATCCTAGAGACCATCTGCCCGGACCTTCATGACGGCATACAGCGAGTAGCCGTTATAGTTCAGATTGTTGTGAAGGATGTTCAGCCAGAGTGACGTGTTGGAATCATACTCCGTCCAGAAGCGCAACGAGGTGTTCGACGGGTTCAGACTGAACGTCAGCTCCGGGATGATGTAGACCGCCGGCCGATAGCCGAGATCGGGAACGATGATGTTCACCGGCGCATTGTTCAGAAGCTGGACGCGCCCCGTCTGGACAAGCTGGAAGCTCTCAAACCCGGGTTCCGTCGTGAACAGCAACTGCGCATCGCTGGCCGTTTCGGCGTTGAAGCCAGGCTTGGATATCCAGAGACCATGCGTTGCCCCGCGCACACCAAGAAGAACACGCTCAACCATAGAGATTCCGCATCACGCTGTAGAAGAAGGTGCGTTCGCCGTTCCCGACGGGATTCGCATTCGATTTCGAAATCTGTATCCCCTCCGACCCGATAGCGACCGCACTGGCGAAGTAGATTCTCACGCGCCAGTTCTGCTCGTCATTCACGGTGATGTTCCACCATTGATCGAGATTGTTGTTCTCTCCGGACATGGTGACCATCACGAGAGGCGGCGCCGTCACGGCTCCCGGATATGTGATGTTGAACGTGCTCGATCCGCTGAGCTTGAACGTGCCGCGCTGAACGATATTCCCCGCTTCCTGCCAGCGGCTGTCGAACGACACATGCTCAGGCAACAATGCCGGATCGAGGACGTCGTAGCCGGGACGCGAAGCGCGCAGGACAAAGGTGCCGTCGAACGCACCAAGGACAATGCGATTGGCCATCAGTCGGAAACCACGATGCGGCCTTCATCCAGCTGGAACCGGATCTTGCCGTCCGGGCTGGTAATCAGGCCGGAGCTGACCTCGCCGATATGTGCAATGTTCAACTTCGCAATGCCGCCGGCAAATACGATTGGGTTCACGGTCTCGTCCCCGTCGGTCAGAACGAATTCATCCGAATGGAAAACCGTTCGCGACACGGTGCCGTTGACATCCATGTAGAAGAAGGCGTCCGCCCCCTCCGCGATCAACTTCACCATGTAGCGCGACCAGCCGCCGCCCGGGTCGGCCCCCGCCTCGGCTGTTATCGTAACGCTTGCCGCGATATCGCCAACGGCAACCCCCAGGTCCGTGATCGCGGCAGCATTCGCAACTGTCTTTCCGTCGACGGTGTTGATCTGCCCCTGAAGCAGGGTAACCGCGGATGCAATGTCCTCATCCACGGAGACACCCAGATCCGTTATCGCCTGGGCAAGTCCGCTGATATTGCCCTCATTGTTCGTCACGCGAACCGTCAGCGCATCGAGAGCGGTGACGGTCGCGTAGTCGCCCAGAGACACTTCCAGCTGCTCCAGCCTTTGCGCGAGCGCGGAGTTTGGCCCCACGGCCACGTCAATGGCTTCGGTGAAGGCGGCCGTAATCCCATTTCGGGTTTCCGTCAGTTCGCGGCGGATCTTCTGCCTGTCGCTGTAATCCGAATATCCCTGATCGGCGATGGACGCGACGAGCTGCCTTGCATCATCGATCAGCTTCCTGACGCCTGGACCCATCCATTCGGTGGCTCCATCGATTGCATCCCTCAGCCCATCGAGATCGACATCCGAATAGACGTTGAAACGAACGTCCCGTGTGCGCACAAGCAACCATCCAGACCAGAGCGTCCGACGGTTGGAGAAAGGAATATAGCGCGCACGCACCTGGTAATCGGTATCGGGCAGAAGCCCCTGCGAGATCAGGAGCTCGCCATCCGACACCTGGTCGGTACGCCCGCGATAGACAACCTCGCCCGTAACGGCGAGCCGGACCTCGAACTCGACGCCCTGAACATCCTGGACCTGGCCATACCAGCCAAGCAGGATCGCCGGGCGCCGCGCCGCGCCCGTATTGTCGGGAACGATATCCGGCTCCGCCGTCCAGTCGTAGATGGGCTGCGGCTCCGGCGTTATCGGGCCCGTAGGACCAACCTCCCAGGGCAACTCATCGGTCGGCGGGTTCCATCCCCAATCGCCGGGATCGGCCTCTTTCAGGGAAACAGCCTGGTTGGAGTTCTCCAGATCGTCCATGGACGAGATTTCGAAGAGCTTGCCCACATAGCCGTTATGGGCGCTCGTCCACGAAACCGTGTCCAGCGGCTCCAGCAGCCACGCTTCCGGCGGCAATGTATGGCGATGCTTCCGGAAGCGGCGATTGTCGCGCATCAGGGCGGATTGCAGGCGCTGGACCTGGATTGCAAACGGGACCGCGGGGAATTGCACCGGAGCGATCAATTCCCGGCCGTCGTCAGCGCTGACAAAATCCGGATCGATGCGCAGCGGCGCATCCTTCATCTCCCAGGCGGCTTCCGGTTCGGGATAAGTGGCGCTCACACCATTATAGGTCTGTTCGAGGCCCGGATGCGGATCGAAGGACTGGTTTTCCGTGATGACGACGGCTTCATCGGTGAAGAAATAGGACGGCAGCGCCGGCGCACCGACACGGATCTTGTAGACGCCGCCGATTTCCGCCATGCGGCCATTGCAGGCCTTGAGCAGCTCTTCGATGACATAGAGCGGCGCATGATCGAACGGCTTGATCTCAAAGCCGCACCGGAACTGCCGCTCGCTATCGACCAGCCGGTCGCATTCGTTCATGGCCGCAAACCAGTTCGACAGGGGCAGCCTGCTTGCCGGTATCGCACCCCCGAACACCAGGGAGCCCTGATAATAGATGCCGCGCAGAATATTGTAGATGATGACTGCCGGGTTGTCGGTAAACGCGTAGGTGGCGAAGTCGCCCCAGCGCTGCGGTCCACTCCCGCCCACCGTGTCATCGAAACGCGGATCGTATAGCGGGAGCCCCTCGACCTGCCATATCGCTTCGGGCAGATCGCGAAACAGGTCGCGGTTGAATTCAGCTGTCAGAATGACGTGAGCAACGCCCCGTCCGATCATGTCGGCCTGCCAGGGCCGATCAGCATCGCCACCAAAGACGGAGCGCAGCTTCGCGTCGGCGTCCACACCGCCACTCGGAAGGTATTTGGCAAAGAGCCAGTAGATGCCGGGATGGTCTCCGTCTGTGAATTCCTCGAAGGGATAGCTCTCCGGACCGAACCAGGAGAATGATCCGGCCTGTTCCCCCAGAGCGGGGTTGCGCGTGACCATCCGACCGCGCATCGACACTTCGTTCGAGATGCTCGTGACCGGCAAGTCAGAAAGGCCGATGACCTGGGCCAATCCCGCATTGGAGGTCTTTCGAACCGCACCCCAGGTATTCGCATAGACGAGATGGCCGGCGGTCGCATAAGTGCCCACGAGAAAGGACATGGATTTGACGCCACCGACCGAAATCTTGGTGCGGATTCCGGATTGCTGCGGTTCGTCCTGCTTCATGAGGACGCTCTGAAGCAGTGACATGCCCAGTTTCAGAGCGACGCCGAGAACCAGTTTCCCGATGGTCGTCGATGTCAAAAGACCGATAAGCCCGGCCAGAGGCCCGGCATGGGCATAGGCGGTTCCGGCAAGCAGGAACCAGGCGGTCCAGAAGAAAATGCCGATCATGGTCAGACCCGGAAAGCGCGCGCGGCTTCGAAGAAATCGGCGGATCCCAGCCCGCCCTCCTCGCGCAACAGGATGATGCGCTCGCCCTGGACGATGCCGAGGGCGAACAGGCCGGCGTCATGCGCAGGCACAGCGGCGATATCCCCCACCTGCGCCTGAGAGGGATGGATTTCCGGCAGATGCGCGGCAGCGAGATCGGCGTGGCTGGCAAAGCCGTCGCGCTTGAGAAGGCGCAGTCCGCCGGCGAGCGACGTGTATCGGCCGCGATAGCCGGAGGCGATGTCCTCGCCCGTCATTGCGGCAACCGCGCCGGCGGCAAAAAGCGCGCAATCGAACGCGCCCCAGGCGAAGGGCCGGGCCTTGTTCTCTTCCACATAGTCGAGCAGTGCGCTCTGCCAGAAGGAATAGCGGTTCATCCGATCGGCCCCGATTTCTCGCCCCAGGCGATTTCCCACTGCCCGGAAACATCCGTGAATTTGTAGAAGCGGTCGCCGCCGCGCTGGCGCTGGTATTCGTCGGATTTCTTGGCCGGCACCTTCCTGGTGAGCACACGCGTGTGGGAAACCACCTCGAGGCGGATGGAACCTTCCGAATTGGCCTTTGGCCGCTCGATGGGCGTCGTGTTGACGAAACCGAGGAAGCGCGGCACGGCCGGCGCGATGGGCAGCCGGGTCTCGCGGTTGAGATAAAGCCTGTGCACCTCGACCGGCGCATGACGCGGGTCATATTCACGCACGGCCTTGAGAATGGCCGGATCGAGCTGGCTGAAGGAAATGGTGATCTTGCGCACCGTCAGATCGGATACGAGCGGAATGGCCGGCACGTTCTGAAGCCCGCCCATGCCGTAATAGGGCCGCGTGACCGTGGCGCCGGTCTCTCCGGATACAACCGCGATATCGACATGGTCGGCCCCATTCCAAAGGCCGATGCTTTCCGGCGCACCCGTGGCGCGGTTCTTCGCCGTGATCCAGACAAGGTCGCGGCGAATAAGGCCGCCCCGAGCCTGCAACTCGGCAGCGGTCGCCGCATCGACTGCGCGCACCATGGACTTCTCCGAATAGGGTAGTGGGTTCAGGGAACCAGCCGCTGGATGGCGGTGAAGGCAATCGAGACGGTCCCGAAATCATCGGCCTCGCTCACCGAGAGGCTTCCTGGCATGATCCGCATATAGGCGGCAGGCTTGATCAGCTCGACAGCCGCGCCGGCTGCCGCACCTGTTTCCAGATGCGGGCGAAACTCGAACAGCGGCGTCTGCCCCGTGCCGCCAGCCTCAACCGGCACCGAAAGCCGGTGCAGACTTCGCCGTTCGGGATCGGCACCGTAGCGCAGGGCAAACATATCGCCGCGGGACAGACGGTATCCGGCGGGCAGACCCTCGATGCGGATGGATTTGTTATCGGCGCCGAGCGAATGGACCGTCGGCGCCACCGCGCCGAGCAGCGTTCCATCCGGATCATGGCGCGGAAAGGCTGAACGCGGATCGTAGAACAGGAAGGACTGCATGGAGCCGTCGAGCGTGTCGATCAGCGCCTGCGTCTCAAGCCCATCATCATGAAAGGCCGGAAACAGGCGCACGGGCGCACTCCACAGAGGCGGGGCCATCTCATCGGCGAGAATCTGGCCGCTCGACAGCCCGGAATATTCTTCCGAACGCTGCAGGCGAAAGGGAGCCGCCGCGACGTTGATGATGTCCTGAAACTCGGCAAGCGAGAGAGGAAAGGAATAGGCCATCAGCCGCGCGCCCTCGGATCGTCACTGATTTCCTGCACGCGGTCGGGCAGCGTGCGGTCGAAACGGTCGATGGCGTTCCGGCTCACCTCCACCGCGACATTCTCGCTTTCGGCGCGGATGGTGGGGCGGAACATGGGGCCCTCTTCGCCGACCACACGAAGGGTGACGAGCCCGCCCCCCTCGCCGCGCGAATCCGCCATGCGCTGCGGCATTGAGAAAAGCCCGATGCCGAGGCCCGTATTCATCGCCTCGAGCAAGGGACGGTATTGCTCAGCCGGTCCTGCCTTCACGACAAATTCGCGATTGTGGACGATGCCCGCAGCATCCTTCGGATTGCCGCTGCCGGTCCAGCCACCCCTGTCATAGAGGCCGACACCGGATGACGCGAAGCCGAGCCCGCCGGGAAACATCTGCAATCCGCCGGAGCCGCCGAATATGCCGGCGAGCGGGCCGGTTCCCAGAAGAGCCGCCTGCGCTGCCGCAAAGGCAAGCTGAATGGCCAGGCGCTTGATGGCATCCTCGGCCCGGCCGGAATTGTCGATCATCGCAACGAGAGCGTCTTCACCCGCCTGAAACAAAAACTCGACAGCCCGGGTTCGCTCTTCCTGCGCAGCCTTCAGCGCCGCTTCGGCCGCACGCTGCGCCTCGATTGCGGTGACAAGCGTGTTAATTCGTTCGCCCTCGCGCGAGGCGGCATCTGCGCCGGCATTGCGAAGCTCGTTCGATATCCGCTTTTGCAGATCGGTCTTGCCCATCTGCTCCAGCTCATATTCGAGCGCCGAGATGACCTTCGCGATTGCCTCGGCTTCCTTCTGGCTTTCCTTGGCCGAACCCTTGGCAGTGCTATCAGCTTCCTTGCGCGCCACGGCCAGTTCGGCCAGTTCGCGCGCCTGGGCTTCCGTCAGCGATGCGCCCTGCGAGGATGCATCGTTCAGGATGCGCTGCGTTTCGGCGGCAATGGCGCGTTCGCGGTTCGAAAGAGCGAGCTGTTCGTTGAACTTGCGGATGTATTCGACAGAGGTGTCGATGGTCTTTTTTGAGCCGTTCTGGCCGGGTCGATACACGAAATCTTCGGAATACCCGTTTCGACGATCCAGCTGATCCTGGACGACAGATATCTCATCAACGAGTTTACGGCGCTTTTCCTCAAGACCCTTGATATGCCCTTCTTCAAGGCGACGTTCAGCCTGCGCCAGTGCGCCTTGGATATTCGTAAGGTCGCTGCGCCGGCGTCCGATTTCGTCATCGAGGGAACGGAGCTCAGCGTCCATGGAGGCGCGCTTTGATTGAAGCGTTCCGGTTTGCTGAGCCTCGAATTCATTGAAGCTGTCCAGAAATCGAAACCACGCCGATGTCGCATCGATTATCGCTTCCTTGACCCGCGTCCCGATGGTCGCGGTTAGAACATTGAATTTCCTATCTACCTCCTCGGCCTTGCGGATCATCTCCGCATCCATCACCAGACCAAGATCACGCGCCGCTGCGATCTGATCGCGGATGCCCTGCTCGCCCTCATCAATCAGTTCCACGAACCGTTCGCCGGCAGACCCGCCGAACAGCTCATCGGAAATACGGATCCGCGCCGCCTGGTCAAACTGTTCCAGCTTGCCGATGATTTCAGTGAGAAGTGCGGAAGGGTTCTTGAGCTTGACGGCAAGCTCCTCGGTGGAATAGCCGAGCCGTCCAAAGGCCTCCGCTGCCGAACCGCGCCCCGTTGCAATGAACTCATCGGCGCGCAGGTTCAGTTCCTTCAGACCGTCGGTCAGGATATCGACGCCGATGCGGTTCTGCTCGGCAACGAATTTCAGTTCCTGGAAGGATTCGACATCGACGCCGGCCTGCTTGGCCTGGCGACCGACTTCGGCAACCGATTCAGCTGCCTGCTTAACTTTAGCGATTACGGCCGTCGCTCCGATGGCAGCAAACAATGCCGGCACAGCACGCAACGGAGCCGTGATGGATTCGACACCAGTGCGAGCCTTGCGCATTGCGCCATTTATGCCCGCACCGGTTGCCTGGGCATCGCGTCGAATCTTGGCCCATGCTGAATCAATACCGGACGTGTCTGCGCCGAACCGATATCGAAGATCCTCGTTAGCCAATGCCGTTCCCCTGGTTCAAACGTTTCCTGTCGCGCGCAGCAAGCGCGGACTTCGCGGCCTCATAAGCATCGCGTGTCGGCGGCTTTGTCTGCGCTTTCCTCGCTCCGGTGGAGATGGCCCAGCCCTCCCATGCCGCCCGGAAATAGGCGAAGCCGGTTTGCCAGAACTCAGCTTCTGTCCAGTGCAGCACGCCGCCGGCGAACTTCATCCATTCCCCGAAGGGGAGACGCTCGATTGGCCGATTGCGCGCGCCAGCAGGCCGAGCGCCATGGCCTGCAGTTCCCTCTCGCTTTCGGCCTGCGCTTTTTTTGCGTCGTCTTCCTCCGCCGGTGTCAGACCCGACACGGCGCCGGAAATCGCGACATAAACCGCCGTCAGTCCGGATGCGCCATTCACCTTCGGCCAGAGCGCATCCGCATTGCCGGCACCGAGCAGGATGGCGAGCGCCGCGCGCAGGGTTTCGGGCCGGCGCGCAAAAAGCACCTCCTGCAAACCGTCGAGCGTGTCGGTCTTCGTCTCGGCCATGAGCCGGGCGATGTGATCGAGCGAAGCCTGCACGATGACAGGCTCAGCATCGGGCAAGGTGAGAGAGCGCTCACCGCGCCATGCGTTTTCGGCCATGATCAGACAGCCGTGTAGGCGATCTCACCCGAGGCCTGGACCTCGGCGGAGAAGTTCATGTCATTGTCGAGATCGCCGGAGAACTCGAAATTCGACACCAGCCAATCGCCGATGAAGTCGCCATAGCCGGGAACGAAGACACGATATCCGGTAAGAACCGTCTGGTTGACCGCCGCATCCGCAAGAAGCTTGCCGGCGGCGTCATCGTCGAAAATGCCGGAACCGGAGAAGTTCACGTCCTTGCCGCCATATTTGCGCACACGGATCGGCGGCTGTCCCCGGTCAGTGCAGTTCGCGCGCTTGGATTCGATGATGTCGTTGAGAAGGCGGAAGTTGGTGGTGTTGATGCCGCAGACGTTTTCCCAATCGTCCGGTGCGGGCTGACCCGACGGACGCTGGATGATGAGAAGGCGGCCGAGCTGCGTCGACATGGCATGTTCTCCTATGGAAAGGCCGGGTCAGGAGACCCGCAGATTGTAGGTGAGCGTGAGTTCCCAGACCGGCAGCTCGCCGCCGGGAAAGGCAGCGATGGCGGTCTCGACATGGGTGCAGTCCTGGCAGACCCCGCCGAGCGAAGGGTCTGCATCGAGCACCCCCTCGATCCACAGGGACGCCTCGTCGCAAAGATCGTCACCGCCGGCAGCGGCCGCGATATAGGCATTGATGCCGAGGCGCGGTTCCCGCCGCTTGCGCTGGGCGCCACGGCTGACCGGCTCGCTGGGTATCGCCACCACGAGGCACGGGCATTCCGCGATATCGGGCAGCGGCCGACCATCGGCCTTCCGCACTGCCCAACCGACAGGGGCCGCCTGTTGAAGCAAGGCGAGCGCCTGGTTGCGGATCAGGGTGCGTGGATGTGGCATCAGGCGCGCTCCAGCTCGCAGCGCACCATGCCTCGCCCGTCCGGCATGGGTTCCCGGACGATCCAGGCCACACCCTTGAAGGTGAAGCGGTCACCGTCCTTCAGCCCGGGCACATCGGCCTCTGCAAAGGAGACCTTGGGAGACATGCCGTTGACGCCGGGCTCACCGAAGCCGCCGCCGGCAACGACCTCGCCGAACGGCCCTCGCACGACGGCGCGCACGGGTGCAGGAAGGGCGACACCGCCAATCGTGAGTTCGACCTCCTCGCCCAACGCATCAAGAAACGCATCGGGCATGTCGATAAAGACAGGATGTGCGGGGATCGTCATGCAAGCGTTTCCCGTCAGGATGCAGGTTCGGCGGGCTTCGGCGTAGCCGAAACGCCGGAAGGCTCATCAGCCTGCCGCCCGAACCGCGCATCGAACTCGGAGGCCTTCTCCCGGCTCACCTTCGCAGGGTTGCCGGGCTCCACCCGCTTGCCCTCATGATCGCGCACGGCGACGGGCCAGCGGCCCGTGACGAGATCGGAATTCTTCGCCATCACGCCGCCCCTCCATTGGATTTCTCGCTGGCTGCTTCCAGTTCCTCGATGCGCTCGGACAGGATCTGGTTGTCGCCTGCGAGCGTGTCGCGTTCGGAAGCCGTCAGCTTGAGTTGCTCCTCCAGCTCCGCGACACGGTCCTTCAGCGAGGTGACCTCATTCTCGAAGGCGGCGGTGACCGCCTGCAGTTCCTTGTCGAAGGCCGCGCGCGCGTCGGCAGAACCTGCCTGATCGCCGCCCGTCCCGCTTTCCTTGCCCTTGCCGGTCCACGGCCCGAATTCCCTTTCGAATTTCGCGGCCTCTTCGGGCGAGAGACCGCCCTTGCCGCCAAGCGGCACTTCCGAACCGGGCGGATAGCTGCGTGAGCCGAGGGTGATCGTGGTGTTGAAGCGATGCGTTTTCGACATGGAATCGTCTCCTTCAAAAGCTTGTTGCGTGCCTCCCGCAGCCCTTCGCCGAACGGAACGACCGGCGAAGGGTTGAAGGCGGCACGCGGATCAGCGCACCAGGGCGAAGAGCGAGGCGTTGGGCTCGGGCATGATCGGCAGGGGTGCGGATTGCGTCTGCACGATGGTCCGGCTGGGGTTCTTCTCGGGCCACATGTCGGGGAAGCGCTCCATGGAAAGCAGCGCCTCATTGTCGAGGATGGCGCCATAGGCAAAGTGCCCGTTGAAGCCAAACGGGTCGAAGATGCCGACACCATAGCTCGGCCAGAAATTGTTCTTCACGCCGCCGACCGTATAGGGCTGCGAATACTGCACGAAGGTGAGCTGGCCGATAGTGCCGAGCACCGTGTGGTAGACACCTTCGGCACCGGTCGACACCGGCCCCAGCTGGAATTTGCCGCCGTCCTGGCGACGGTTGTCAAGCGCATCGAGGAAACGCTGCGACTTCTTGAGAAGCCCGGCAGCGCCGGGCCCGAGCAGGACCGTGCGGGCGGTGAAGCCGTCCGTATCGGCCAGAAGCTGAACCCAGGCCTCAACATCGTCATAGGGATCGACGCCCGCCTCGCCCCAGCGCGAAACACCGGCAAGGGCAATCGTCAGGGCCGGGTCGCGCCCGAAGTCCACCGTCTGCGTCGGATAATCCTCGCCCTCAACGACGACCTGCCCGGTGCGCAGGACCTGACTGCACATGGCTTCCTCGCGCCGGGTGATGCGCAGGTCCTGGTCGTCGACCAGCATGGCGAGATTGTAGGCGTAGCGCTTCTCCGGCGTCATGTCGCCGGTGAGCCGCTCGCCGGGAATGCGGATCATGTTCTGACGCGGACGCAGCGTGTTCTGCGGCTTCACATAGGCAGGCGTAAAGCTGGTCGCCTTGAAGCCGCGATTGCTGGAATCCTTGCCTGGCACGTCGGGATGAACAAAGGGGGCGAGCTCACGATCTGGCAGGATCTTGTCGAAGACAATTTCCTCCAGATCGGAAAGCACCACCGTGCTGAACATGGTGCTGCGCAGAAAGGCCTCCGGCCGGTCGCGCGGCGGCAGGACGGCAACCAGCTCCGCCGTGTTAAGAAGAATGTTGCTCATGGGAATGACCTTTTCGGTTCGGTCGGCATCCACGCGGCTGGCGCCGGCGGACAGGGACATGGATTGAGGATCAGGCGAGCGTGCGCACGAAGAGCGGCAGGCCGGCTGCGCGGAATGCGGCCTCGACGCTGTCGGCATCGTGTCCGGCGCCGAAGACGAGCTTGCTCGCGTCAAGGCCGGCGGAGGCATAGGCGGCGACCTCGATGTCGCCGCCCGAGGCATCGGCATCGAAGGCGAGCACAAGAGCAGGCACTTCCGATCCGTCTGCGGAGGCCGCGAGGGAGATCGTGTATTTGTCATCCGCCGTGATGCGGCCGAGCACGGTTCCGCGCTCATAGGCGCCGCCGGTCAGGGTGATGTTGCGCGTGATGACCGGAATGTCAGAGACGAGAAGGTCGTTCGGCGCAAAGGTTGCAGTGTTCATGACTGTCATCCTCGATTGATGGCCCCATCGGGCCGTTTATGGGGAATCTCCGGCCGCAGCCGGATCGCTCATGCGTTGTCCGGCTTTCGCCCGTGCATCGACTGGATGGTGCGTTTCACATTGGCGACCAGAGCCTGCCGATCATTGCCCGCACCTGCGGCACTGCCCGAGCCGATCTTCGGGCTGCGCCCCTTCATGCGGCCGGCGAGGCTTCCGGTTCCGGCACTGGAGTGTTCGAGCAGTGCGCCGGCCTCCCTGGCGGAATAGAAGCGCTCCCCGAAGGCAAGCTCGGCGGCAAGGCCCGGATTGGCATCAGCCTTGGGATGGGTGAGGATGGCGCGAATGCGGCCCTGCTCGGCACGGCGCACGCGAGCGGAAGAGGCCTGCGGCTGATCCTCTTCTTCCTCGGCATTCTTGGGTCGTTCGTCATCCTCGGCAGAGGTGTCTTCTTCCTCGGATTCAGCGGCGGGCTGGTCTTCGTCTTCCTCGGCGCCGGTCTCCACCTCTTCTTCCTCGAGGTTCTCCTCCGGCTCGTTCTCAAGGCGCGAGCCCTTCTTCCGTCCACGCACGGCGGCGAGGACGCTTGCAGTCAGCGTCGACATCTGTCTCTCCTTTGTCGCTGGTTTCAGCCGGCCAGACGGCCGAGCTCTTCTTCAAAAGCGGCAAGCACCTGGCTGGGCCGCGCAACCGCGTCAGCAAGGCCGAGGTCGACCGCTGCCTGACCGCGAAAACACTTCGCTTCCGTCGCCATGGCAGCGTCGAAGCTCAAACGACCGGCGCGGAAGCGTGAGACCGTTTCCGCGAAATCCCTGCGCATCTCCTCCATTTCGGCGAGCGCCTCTTCCAGCACATGCTTGGGGATCGGGCCATAGGAGTTGAAATCGTCCTTTCGCGCGCCGGCCTTCATGATGGTGACATCGAGGCCCTGATTGGCGAGCCATTTGCTCACATCGACATGCATCGAGATCACCCCGATGGAACCTGCCTGGCCGTTCCGCGGAATGACGATCTGGCGCGCGGGTGCGGCGAGCAGATAGCCGGCGGACAAGGCATGATCGGTCAGGATCGCTATGGTGGGCTTTGCCTGCGAAAGCTCAAACAGGCGCTCCGCGCAATCAAAGGCACCGGTTACCTCGCCGCCGAAACTGTCCACTTCGACAACGACACCATGGATGGAATCGTCCGTCCGGCAATCGTCGGCCTGCAATCCAATGGCTTCATAGGTGGTCTGGCCGGAGGATTTTCCGATCCACTTGCCCTTGTTGATGAGCGTGCCCTCGACCTCGATCAGGGCAATCCTGTCCGAAAGCCGCTTCGGACCGCGGTAAACGGGCTGACCCCATCCATCGACCGCATCGCGCAGAGTGTCGCCGACAACACCGAACTGTTCACCGCCATGGATTACAGCCTCGGCATCCGGCATTCCCAGCACACGTGGACCGAAGGCACGGGCAATCACATTGCCCTTTCCCTCATGCAGCATGAGCGGCGTGTTGAACATACGCGCCGCGATCTCGGGATAATGTGCCGCGTGGCTCATGCTGCCCTCCTGCGAATGGCGGGGATGCCCATCGGATGACGCCAGGCCTGCTTTTTGTCCGGCCCGTTCACCTCTTCCTCGATCTCCTCGTCGGGATCCTTGGTTTCGGTGATGGTCTCGCTCTGGGTCCGCGTTTCCGGCATCGCCGCATCGGGATCGAGGCCAAGCTTGATGTAGAAGTCGCGTTCCCGCTTCTTCTGAAGAGCGTTGACCTTCCAGTCGCGGCCCTGTTCGGCGGATTCCTGCTGCAGCGTGGACAGATTCGAGGCGATGCGCAGACCAGCCGCCTGGGCTTCCCTCTGCGGGTCGATCCAGCCGCGACCGGGCCCGATCCATTCCGCATGGCACCATGCAGCCGGGTTCTGATCGAACGGCACGGCATTGGCCGGAAGCACGATCAGACCCTTGTCAAAAATCTCTTCGAGGAAGGCTCGATAAATGCGCCCCATGAACTGCGCCGCGAAATTGTTCTTGCGGCTGGTCAGCCCCTTCCAGACTTCAAGCAGCGCCGCACGGGCCGAGGAATAATTGACCTTCGACCAGTCCATGGTGAGCTGCTCATAGGAAAGGCCCACGGCGCTCGCGATCTTGCGCAAGGCGGCATTGACGAAGGCCTCGAAATTCGCGTTCGGATGTTCCGGACGCGTGAACTTCGCGGTCTCGCCGGGCTGCAGCGTGTTCACCCGCACGCCCGGCAGGTTGATCGGCGCCGCGTCGTAATAGGCCTGCTGCGCCTCGGCCATCGCGCCATACATGCTGCCGACAGCAGACGTGCCGTCCGCGCCGAGCGAATCCATCAGCTCGTCCGGATCGAAGGGCGTTTCGATGAACGCCGCCATCACGGCATTGAGCAATGCCGCCTGGCTCTCGAAATCCTCATAGTCCGTCGCCTGCTTGATCGAGCGGATCACCGGCGCCCAGTTCGATGCACCGCGCGTCATGCCCGCGCGCGCCGCCTCGAAGGCATGCACGACAATCGGCCTGCCCCATTCGGTTTCCCGCTCGACACGGTCCCATTGCCACTGGTTGGGCATGCCCATGAACACGTCGCCGGGATGCGCGCGGCGGAAGTGATAGGCTACGGCAGCGCCGTAATCGTCGATCTCGACACCGTCGCGCAACGTCTTGTCATCCATCCGGCCCATGGGGTTTGAACACCGGCCCGGATCGACAACCTGCACCGCGGTCTGGAAACCCGGCGCATCGTCGCGCCAGATCAGGATGGCCATGGCCTCGCCATCGGCGCCGAAGCGGTGACGGGCGGCAAGCCCGAGGATGCCGGCCATGTTCTTCGAGCGCTCGGCGTCGCACCACATGTCGACATCCTGCGTATAGTCCCGCCACAGGGCCTCGATCCGGTCGGCGACTTCCTCCGCCTCGTCATAGCTGAGGTTGAGCGAGGCATAGTTCGGCTTTGCCGACAGGATCCAGCCCGAGCCGATGATGTTGTCGACGAGCCGCGTCACACCGGCGGAAGCCCAGCCGTCGTTTCGCGCCACATCGTTCAGCCGGTCGACCAGGCTCTCCCGGTCCCAGCGCAGAGCTGAATGACCCGACCAGGTGCGCGGCCTCCATTTGGCGAGCGACGGGTTGTCGTAACCTGCCCCCTGATAGGCCGTGGACGCCATCAGGCGGTTGCGCGCCATCTGTGCCCGGGCAGCCCTGCGCATGGCAGCCGGAAGCGGCGCACCGTTCGGCCCCATCAAGTCAGGAGCCTCGCCAGATACCCTCGGTGTCATCCGAACGTCACCCCCCTGCTTCTGGCCCGTCCGCTCGCGCGCTGCCCGAGCTGCGCCTCGAGGCGGCGGATGAAGGCGCGCAACGATGCCCGGTTCGCAGCCGAAAACGTCACTTGCTCGCCCTCATAGGACACGCTTGCCGTGAGGCTTCCCGTTTCCAGCTTGAACTCGGCGGCGCGCGCCTTCTCGAGCTGCGCCGCAAGCGCCGCCCGCCTTTCCGGTGTCAAAGCCATGATGGTCCTATGTGTTGCGGCGCCTGGCGCGCTCTGCCCGCTGCCGCGCGGCGGCAATGAGTGCCTCCTTCGAGGCATGTTCCTTGTCCGCAGTGGCCGGTTGCTGTTCGCCCGCCACCGGGTTGATCAGGTCTTCGAGATCGCCCTGGACGGGCTTTTCCAGCTTCGACAGGCGCTCGGCGAGCATGTCCCACTCTTCGTCTGTCCAGTAGGTAACGCCCAGCCGAATCGCGCCGGCATGCGCCTGGTTCATCATGTCCAGCGCCTCGTTGCGCTGGCCCGAAGGCAGCTTCCAGACATAGCGGGGATGGCCGGAGCGCGTGCGTTCCTCGACGCGGATCTCAGATGTCACCTGCTGGTAGAAGTCATCGCCCAGCCCCACCGCAAAGCGGATATAGCCGGCGCGGTCCGGGTCTTCCTTTTTCAGGTCGCGATAGAGCCCGATCTTCATGATCGAGGCGTTGAAGTTGAAGAAGCGCGATGTCCATTTCTGCTTCTTCGGCTTGCCCTTCCGGTCGAACTCGCGCACCTGCGACAGAAGCCGCGCATTGTCCCGGTTGTCGCCGCGCACCATGATGACGCGGGATTTCGGGTGCTTGCGGACCCAGCCCCACACATCCTCGGTATAGGCGTTGCCGTCGATGGCCGCGATATCGGCTGAGCGCTGGTTGCCCCATTCGTCCGGCCAGGTCCGTTTCAACAGCCGGTCGAGCGCGGCGCGAACCTCCGGCTCGCTGATATGACCCGAATGCGCCCGATAGCCCGGAAGATGGCTCCCGGCCCGATAGTCGACCACGCCACGGTCGATCACGCATCGATAGCGGTTTCTGCCGTAACCGATCAGCTGCCATTCGACGCGGTCGCCCTGCACGTCCATGCCGAGGGCAAGAGCCAGGGCTTCAGCGGGGATCAGACCGCGCCTGAAGCCGGTCTCCTCGCCCCGGTCGCGCAGGTCTTCCCAGGCAACCGCCTTGTTGTCGGCTTCGAAAGGCAGGCCGAGCCAGTCGTTGAAGAAAACCTGCTCGGCCCCTGCCCCCTTTTCCTTGTCGTCCGGCCCACCCGACTGCACCTTGAGCCAGGCGCGCGCCAGGGCCTCCCAGCTTTCGAGCGGCGAATAGGCGACCCAGATGTGAAACGAGCGGTGATAGCGCGCCCGCTCCGGATATTTGGCAACCCAATGCGCCCCGTTCTCGGGTGCGACCATCCAGGCGCGATGGTGTTCCCTGATTTCGCATCCGCAATGGATGCACACGAAATGCGCATCCTCCGGGTGCTCGGGATCGATATGATCCCGCATGTTCTCCCAGCGCAGTTCCTGCAATTCGCGGCAGTGCGGGCACGGGACGTGATAGCTCTCCTGGGTGCCCAGATGATAGTTCGTCGTGATCCGGCAGCCGGGCGATACCAGCGGCGTCGATATCTTGAAGACCTTCCGGTTGAAGAACGCCTTCGAGCGGCTGTCAGCCTGCGTTTCCGGGTCGCCCGCCTCGTTCACCGACCATTTGGCGAGATCGTCCTGAACCTGCTTGCGCGGCGAGATCATCGACAGGCCGGCCGGCGAATTCGCGCCCGCTGCCTGAATGGCGCCCCGCCCGTCGATCCGTTCCTTGTAGAGGATCGAGTTTCCGCCATCCCGGCTCGATTCGGAGAACAGGGCGCGGATCGCGTCCGTTTCCCGCACGAGCGGCATGAGCTTCGTTTTCGACCAGCGAGCGGCGTTTTCCTCGGTCGGATGGACGTAGAGGAAATCGCACGGGTCCATGTCCATGGTCCCGAGCGTGAAGATGTTCGCCAGGATCGTGCCGCCCACCTGGGCGGACTTCCCGAGCGTCACCACGCTGCACGGGTCTTCCGGCGAAAGGGCCTTCAGGATCTCCGAGAAGAACGGAAACAGCGCCTCGTTATACGGTCCCGGAAAGGCGGAGATGCGATCCGAGAAGACGATGTTCTGCTTGGCCCATGCCAGGTAGTCGACGGGCGGCGGCGGTGTCGCCGCATCGGAGAGCGCCTCGTATTTGAGCCGCTCGGGGTTGAACAGCATCGTCATGATGCAGACCGCAATTCCGTCTCGTCCTGGTCGGCCACCATGGCCGGTGTCGCCTCGGCCTGTGTCCGGAAGGAAGCCGCAGCCCTGGCGCGGACCTCGCGGAACGCCTTCTGCAAAACCTGCTGGGCATCCCGCTCGGGAATGGCGAACTCCGCCGCCAGGGCGTTTGCCATGTCGCGCAACCCTTGCTCCATGACCTTGAAGGCCTCGCCAACCGCCCGGCCCATCTCACGGCGCGCTGCATCGGCCAGCATGTAGCGACCGCACGCCAGCGCTTCCTCGCGCTCGGCCTGGGCGGTCTTGATCCGCTGTTGCTTCAGGCGCTCAGCGGCGAGTTCGTCATGCACGGGCTCGACGGACGAACGCAGCGACGTTGCCGGCTCCGTCTGCGCGCGAACCGCCGCGCCGTTGCCGCCCAGCCGTTGCGATGGCTCCAGCGATTTGTAGAGCTGGGCCTGGGCAATCTCTGGTCGGATACGGGCAAGCCGGCCCTCGCCCTCGATGGCCTCGCCGAAGATTTTACCTTCCGCGATGTATTGCGAAACGCGGCCGGGCGTGACGCCGACAAGGCGCGCGAAGTCGCCCTTCGCCATCGTCTCGACTTTAGCGGTTTCGCTCATCTTTAGGCTTCGACTTTAGGCTTTCAAAATCGGCTCAGACTGCCGAAACCCCGCGGCTCGAATTACTCGCTGCGCGGGGTTGGCCAGGAAGGACCCAAAAGGCCGAACGGGGGTGTCGGGGTGACCATGACGACTATCCGTCGAGGCAATCAGCGGTTCGGGCGGCGCAAGATCAGGTCGGCAGAGCGTTTGAAGTTGATGGGAAGGCGCGCCCGAGCAGTCTCGGTTGCCCAACGTTTCCAATCGAAGATGTCGGCGTAGTCCGGCGCGGTGCTGACGAACACAAAGACCGGCGTTATCGCTCCCCGCCTATCCCGCTGCCAGATACCCCGGGGAAGATTGGTCGGGCGCACCGACCCGATCCGGGGGGCGTCCTTTCCGTAGGAAACGAAATACCGCGCAGCACCGCTACGCTTTTTGGCCCTTTTGGTTCTTTCCGTTTCGTTGCCGTGCCCACTGTCACCAATTCGCAGCTGGGAAAGGATCTTCGAATATAGAGCATGCGGGACATTGCCATGAGCATTGAGCTTCAACCCTTGGGCAGGCATTGCGTATTCATGCCTCTGCATGATCCCCACTTGAATCAACCGCTTTTCCCAACGCGTGTGCGGTCTCCGCCCGCCCCTGATCTGGGTAAGCAGGTATTTTCCGGCTGGGGTTCCCTTTTCTGCGGTTTCTTTGAAGCCGAACTCCGCGAGCATGGTCTTTTTGGTGGCCCACTTCACATAGTGCGCATTCAGCGTCCACCGTGTCGGACGGTCGAACACCCGCATCATCCATTTACGGGAATTCTTCCGGATGTCCTGCGCCGTCCAGGTCAGCGCCCTCGCCGCTGCAAACGGCAGATCGCGCCCCAGATCCCTCGCGAGCGTCTGCTCGAACTCTTTCTGGTTGAAGGTGACCGACGTTTTCATGTTCACCACAACCAGGTGTTAAAACAACACCAGTATCAATATGACCATGGACAAGGTTCGAACTCTGCCCCGGATAAGGTGGAACAAACTATCTTGGCGTGATGATCGCCAGACCGTGGAGTGGTCCGCCGACAAGCCAAGACGAAGTGGTCATCTTGCCACCATGCTGTTTATCGCGCTTGTGACCATGTCAGTTGCCGGCGCATTTGCGGTAGCTTTCACATTGTCCTGAAATTTGGGAATAGAACCCCATCGCGGCCAAGCTGAGATCGCAGATCGATCCGCTTGGCCTGGGCCTGATGGCGCTGCTCACCCGGAGTGCGGCTCTGTCAGGTCTCCTGTTTCGATTGCGTATTACGATTTGCTGAGATGTGCAAGATCGAGCTCAACGGGCACGATGCGACCGAAAATCATCACCTCGACCAGAGCGCGGCCCTCGTGTGGACCTTCTCCGATTTTGATCATCTTACCCGGGTAGCCGGAGAAAGGGCCGCCCTCGACCATCACTTTTTCGCCCTTCGCAAATACTGCTCCTGCATTCTGTGGCACGTCGCGGAGCGTTGCCAGTTCTGCCTTTATTTTCAATATGCTGGCATCATCAATGAAGAAGGGGCTTTCACCGTCTCCCAGCACTGAGAGTGTATGCTTGATCATCGCTAAGCCCGCCCATGCCTCGGCTATGTTGGGCACCTTCACGAAAATGTAGTTGGGCCATGCAATCACCCAAATCTGCTTTCCTGGGCTGCCGGTGCGCCTCCCGCTCATCGTTCGATCCGCCTTTCGAAGCGGAAGCCAATGTTCGATGAGCGCTGCAGACAGAGATTTATCCACATCATTCTCACGGTTCGGCGCCACTTTGATGATTGCCCATCGCTTTAGCGGGCCATCCATACCAGCAGCGGCAAGCAATGCCTGCTGCCGTCGGCTCACCTTCATCTGCTTGTCGGATTCAGCGTAGCACCTATCGAGATTGATATTATCCGCCTCACTCAGCTGCTTGCCGCGCGCCATCATCATTGCCTTCTGCCTCGTTTGCCCTGATTGCCGCCTCGAACTCGCTCAACCCTCCCGGCCCGCCTGCCGGGAAGAACACCACCGGTTGCTTTCCCGGATCGGGAACCCAGAGCCATCCACGACGCTCAAATTCCAAGCGCCAAGTCTCGAACTCCCTCGATCCGACCTGCACCGGCTCGAACGCCGAGCCGATGTCATGCCATCGCTTGGCGAACCGATGCCCCTGGCGCAACCGCGCTTTCTGGTACAGCGTGGACACCAGCGGCCACCCCTTTTCGGCCTCACCTTCTGCCGTCAGTAGGTGAGCCAGTATCCAGGCGCACCATGGCTTGCTGAAAGGCGTCGCATGTTCGTTGAAGGGCTGCGCGGCTGGCGCCGGAAGCTTCTCCCAACGTCTTTCCGCGAGGTAGACACCGAAGGTACAGATCGTGGTGCGCCCGCCGACATTGGCGTGAGCAAGATAGTCACTGATCCTCTCGACCGCAGTCTGCCGCTCCTCAGGCGTCAGGCCGAAAGCTGCCGACAGAGCCTTGGGTTCGCTATCGGTCACGTAAGTTGGCCACTTCGGATGGACACGCTTGAGCCATCGCTCGACCTGCTTTCTGTCTTCCAATTGCCCGCGCGATTTTTCTTCTTCGTTTTGTGGGGTCGTTAAGGAGGGGTCGTTAATAGGTGCCGGTTCTGAACCGGCAGGGGGTGCCGGCTCAGAACCGGCAGGGGGTGCCGATATACCGGCAGGGGTGCCGACCTGTCGGCAGGGGGTATCCGCCTCTTCAACCGTCGCGACGGAAGGGTGCACGGGATCAAGAACAACGCGATAGACATGTGCACTATCGCGCCCGCTGTCACTCGCCTGCACGAAGCGCTCAAGATATCCGGCCTTGACCAGCCGCTCGATCGCATCAAATACGGTCGAGCGTGCGCAGCCCATCTCGTCGGCCATCTTCACCTGGCTGCGGCGGCACCAGCCCAGATCATCGGTATGACGGCCCAACACACAGAGCACCTGCAAATCACGCGGCTTTAGAGATCGATCGGTTGCCGCTCTTGCCGGGATAATTGAAAGACGAGGTCCGCTCATTCTGCCGCCTCCACCATCATGGCTTCAAGCGCACGATCGCCCCACTGGGCGGCCATGGCGTCCGCCATTCCGGGAAAGAAGCGTGACCGCTCCTTTCCCCGATCCTTGCCGGGCGACATGCGCCAGACGCGGTTCCAGGCACGCCATTCGTCGCTGCCCTTCTCTGGTTCCGGCAGGCGGTCAGTCTCGGTCAGTGGCAACAGGCCGCGCAGATACCAGCCCGTTGCCTTGTATTCGGGATGACCGAACCAGAATGGCTGCACCATGTGCGGCGCCGGCAGGTCCGCAGGCATCCGGTCCCGGGCGAGATCATGCATTTCCGGATTTTCAATTGCCACGCGCTCAATCGGCGCGCGCCAGCACACCGTGAAGAGGTCGACACCTTCTTCGAACTCCGTTTTCAGGTCGTTCCAGCTGCGACCGCGCGGCAGCTTTTTGGGAGGCGTCATCTTGCCCGGCCCTGACAGCCAACGTCTTCCCGAGCGACATAATCGCGTGCAAGGCGGATGCGCCACGATCAGCAGATCCCAGCCATCCGTCAGCACGGGCCGCACATCACCGACGATATGCCTGTTGCTGCCATCTTCGGCCGGCAACAGGTCGCAAGACCAGGCATCGTGCCCGTGTTTGGAAAAGGCCCGCCGCACAATCCCCGAATATTCGCATGCCACAAGCACGCGCATGCCGCTCATCCCGCCTTCCTCCATGCCTGAAAATCCTGTCGCAGCGCGCGCCATCTGTCGGCGGCGTCGGTGTTCTGGTTGAGTTCGCTTCGCGAAGTGATGCCGAGTACGGAGCGCAGCTTCTGGGCCGCGCGTTCATCCGTGAGCGGGCGTTCAAGCCCGTGGCGCTGTTCGAGAAAGGCCTTGAAGGCAGGCTCCGCGCATTTCATCGCGGCTTCGGCGGCATAGTCTGGCGCGGCCCCTTCCCGCCGGCTGCCCTGGCCAGTTTCCGCGTTTGGCGGCGTCTTGCGCAATGCCTCTATCGCGCGATCGAGAAGGGCGAGAAGAAAGCCCACCATGGCAGGCGAAGCCGCCATGAACTCGACTTCCTCGAAGGTCGCCGCGTCGCAGCGCATGAGCGTGATCAACGCGCCATGCTCATCCTCGCCGACGATCATCTCGCCCATATCGTCGGCAGCACGCCGCCAATTGCCCGGCGCGACGGCGGCAAGCCTGGCGCGAATGCGGCGCAGCTGCTCGGCCTCGATCTGGCGCGGGTTCGGAGCGGCGTTCATGGGCGCACCCCGTCACCGGCATCGACTGCCTCGCAGACCATGGATCGAGCCATGTCACGCCGCTTCTGGTTCTGCAGATGCGTGACCATTTCCAGATGGTCGATGCGCACGCAAAGCCGTTGCCGGCACTTGTGGTCTATCTGCTTTCGACCGGGAATGAAGCCGTGCTCGTTCGTCCATGAGACCTTGTGGACGGCCACGGTCTGCCCATCGAGGGACATCCGGGGATAGCCGCCGCCTCGGCCTTCGCCGCTCGTTGGTCCGGTCCATAGATGGCATGCTGTCAGATAGCCTGTATCGACCACCTCGACACGCGCCATGATTTTGCGGCGTATGCGTTCCCGCCTGGTCAACCCATCCTCCCGTGCTTGCGCATCACTGTCTCAAGCGACTTCGCGGCAAGCTCCAGCGCACGCCGCGCGCGCACTTCCTGCAACCCCGCGAATTTGGCCTGTTGCAGCGCGTCGGAAGCAGCAGCCACCTTGCGGCAGGCCCGCATGATCTCGGCATCGGGCTTTGCCACCTGCACACGCGGAGCAGGCACACGAAGCTTTTCCACCTCTTCGAGAAGAACCTTGCCGACCACGCTGGAGAGTCGGCGCTTGATGCCGTCGATCTGGTCGATTGGTGCGCTCATGCCCCGGCCCCTTCCGCAAACGCAGCCATGGCATCGCAAAACCGCGCGAGCCCATCTGCAAGGCCGTCCGCGATCCGCCCCCGCTCATCGCGCGTGGCGCGCATTGCCGTGATCCGGAACAGCACGAAGCGCTCCCCCGCATCGAAACGCCGCCTGCGGCAGATGGCCGTAACGACTTCCTGATGCGTCAGAAGGATCGCGTCGGGCACGGCAAGCAGAAGCCGCGCGAGCGCGCGGTCACCGTCCGCATCGTGCATCTGCCGCAGGATCGGCAGCATGGAATCCGTCATGGCTGCTCTCCATTGCTTGAGGCATGGTGTGGCCGCTGTTTCACGTTGCACCCGGTGAAACAGTTTGATTTTTCGGGATTTTCCATTTGCGAAAGGGGCGGCAGGTAATAGTCGCGCACATCCCTGCCGAGGAAATCGCAAAGTGCGATCACCTTCTCGACAGACACATTCGAGCCACCTGCCGCGCGGGAGAGATCGGAGATCGTCACCCCGATTTCACGGGCGAGCGTCCGATATCCCCTGTCGTCGGCGCGCAGGGTAGACCGGCAATCGCGCGCAAAGCGCCGCCAATCGAAAGAGGCCCGTGCCGCGTCGGAGGTCAGCATGGCAGCCCCTCCCCCTCACCCCAGCGGTGTTGCCCGCCATGGACGAGCGTCACGCCATGGGCGGCGGGCGGATGCCCCAGCGCCGCCCAAAGCGCTGCGCGCGGCTCCGGTGAGGCAAGCCGCCCCATCCAGGCCATATGAAATTCGACATTCGTCACCCCTGCCCGCTTGCGCATGTCGGCACGGAAGGCCCGCACGATTTCCGTGCGCCGCCACGGTTCCCCGCTATCGGAAACGCAGAACTCGGCGCGCGCCCGCAGGAACAGCGACAGCATGACGGGGGAGAAGTCGGGGCGAGGAAGCGTCATTCCGGCATCTCCTTCAAGCGCGCTCGAAGAAGGAAATTCGTCCAGGCCAAGTCGAGTGCGGCCTTTGCCGCGTGCTCGTCTTTCGCCGTGCCGGACGGGCCGGAGAGATTGTCTCCGACAAACATGCGCCAACGCCACTTCTCGGCACCGATCGGCGGGAAGACCGCACCGACTTCCACGCAACCGGAGAAGGCGGTGTGACGACCATGGCGATAGGAAGATTTCTTCCACCGGATCATTCCGCCGCCTCCCCCGCCTCATATCCCCATGCGTCCCATCCGGGCCGGGGTGAACGGCAGAAAAGCTCCAGCCTGGCCATGGCCGGATAAAGCCGCTCGATTGTCTCGGCATAGAATTCCGGCTTGGCGCTGTGTCGCCCCTTGCGCTCGCGGTGCACCGTCTCTGGCTGCGATCCGGGCAGCGGTGCTGCAACATCGCCGCGCCGACCGATCAAAAGCAGTTCGTGCCGGTCGCGGCCCCAATATCCGGTTCCGGCGACTTCCTTGTCCCAAATCCAGTGGTGCACATAGGTGAAGCCACAGCCTTCCATCACGCGCAAGGCATCCGGCAACATGGGGTTTGTCGCCCAAAGGAAGAGCACGGCAGGCCAGTCGCCGCCGATAAGCCGCGTCATCAAGGCGACAATCTCATCCGTGGGCATGGTGGGATAATGGTTCTCGGCGCTCTTCTCGCGCCCGGTCACCTCAGAGCGCACGCCATACCGCCACGGAGGATCCGCATAGTAGACGGGATAGGCCCGCTCGACCGCTTCAGGCGCAGACGCCCGCCCCTTCTCGGCCACAATATCCATATGCGCCAGCCGCACGGCGTGCCGCGCCTTCTGGTTTTCCGCCCGCAAATCCTTGGCGACCTTCATCAGCTCGCGGCGGTTCTCCGTTTCGGGCATGAATGCGGTTTTGATGGTCTTGCGCGCCGGCTGCTTCACGCCGTCCCGGCCCTCGACCTCATCATGGTGGGGAATTTCCCCACCCTTCACCAGGCGCTTGCGAACGGCGCTCACCGTCTTGTGGTCGACGCCCACCATGGCCGCGATGGCGCGTGAGGAGATCGACAGCGTATCCCGCAATTGATCCTCGATCACCGCCTTCTTCTGCGCGCTGGAAAGGTGCCGGCGCGAAACGTTCAGCTCCCGCGCAAGTTTGCGCTTTTCAGCTTCCGTCAGACCCTTGCGCACGAAGCGCGGCCAATCCACCAGGCCAAGGCTCTCGCAGATGGCGACGCGATGGTGTCCGTCCAGGATTTCGCCGTTCTCGTCATACTCGACAGGCACAAGCACGCCGTGCTCCACGATGGACGCTTCCAGCGCGGCATATTCTTCGGCGGTCAGGGCTGGCAGGAGCTGATATTTCATCAGTCCATCCCCAGCGCGGCCTTGTAGAGATCAAGCACGGCCTCGGCCTCATGACGTGCCGCCTGATCCATCTTGCGCAGCTTCACCAGTGCGCGCACGGCCTTGGTGTCGAACCCCATGGCCTTGCACTCGGCATAGATTTCCTTGCGGTCATCGGAGAGCGCGTCGATATCCTCCTGCACCCGCTCTATCCGCTCGATGAAGGCGCGCAGCTGTCCCGCCGCGATGGTCTGCGGGCCTTCTGCCTCATCGGCCTCCGCCGCCATTTTCTTGCCCGGGCGCTCACGTGCGGGGCCGCGCGGCTCATAGGGATCGTAGGCGTCCATCACGCAGCCGCCTGGGCATGCGTCCAGTCCTTCAGCGTCGAAAGCGCAAGGTCCGAGGAGGCCCCGCCGCGCATCGGCATCATCACGGCATAGGGCGCGCCGGCCCCGCGCAGCAGCGCCGCGCTACCCGGGCTGGAAACCATCAGCCGCACCACGTCGTCATGGTCGAACTGGGCCAGCGCCGCGCCGAGATAGCGCGCATTGAACTCGATCGATCCCGGATCCTTGACGCCGATGGTCGCCGTTTCGGTGAGGTATTCCCGCGCCAGCACTGGCAGGTCGATCGTCGTGTAGCCGCACACGACCAGCCCGTCGGCATCATAGGCAATGCCAACGCCATGCCTACGGAGGCCGGCACAGGCGAGAACGTCATGCATTCGGTTGATCGCCCCGGCGAGCACGCGGCGGTCTGCGCGGATCTCGATCGCACCGGCAGTGTCCGGCACCACACGCCGCCAGTCCGGATAATTGCCGTCGATCAGCTTGGCGGTCAGCGTCATGCCTGGCAGCGTGAAGCGCATCGCCTGGCGCTTGGTGTCCAGCCGCACCGCCTTTGCCGGCGCGAGCGCGGCGAGCAGCGCCACGGTGTTGGTGGTGATGATCGGCCGGCCCATCTCTGCCGCCGAGAGCGCGACGGGGAAAACGCCCATGCGATGGCCGTCCGTCGCCACCATGTGGCCCTCGTCGAGGCAGATCCCGTTCAGGTAGTAGCGCGTGTCCTCATAGGAAACGAACGCCTTGCAGAAGCGCAGGCCATCGCGAAACGCCTCCCCGTCGACGGCGATTTCGGTCGAAAATTCGCCGCTGGGATCGAGCGCTTCCCATTCGACGGTCGGCAGGTCATAGCGTCCGCCGGGAAAGATCAGCGTCGCCCCCTGCGCCCCGGCCTCGATCGAGATATTTGCATCCCGCCCGACATGCCGCACCAGCGCCGCGAGCGGGCGAAGCAGGATAGCCGCCCTGCCCTTCGCCCGCGTGCACGCCAGTTGCACCGACAGATACTCGTCGAGATTGGTGCCGGAGAGGGTAGCACCGTCGAACTGCACGGTTTCGAGCAGCGGCGCGGTCGCGCGGCGCGGCACCACCTTCGACATGAGGGATAACGCGCCCTTGAGCGCGCCGGCTGTCGTCTCAAGTTTCATGGCAGTTTCCTTTCCGGTTTTCCGCGCGCGCCCGCTTGAGCGCCGCGTCGTGAAACGGGTTGCTGTGTTCGACATCCATCGCAGCCACTTCATCGGGAAAGCGATCGGCAAGGCCCCATCCGGGCATGCGCAGGTTCGGGCTGGGCTGATTGCTGCGCATCAGGCGGCCCCCGGCGTGATGGCGGAGAGCCACAGAAGCAGCAGCGCATAGAAGCAGACGACGATCAGCGCCGCCCGGAAGGCTCGGGCCGCGCTCATGCGTCTTCCTCCGCCACGCTTTCGCACTGGAGGAGGAAGACGCGGTGAAAGGCGCAGTATCGGCTATGCTGCCCGCCGGCTGCCCAGCGCTCCGGCTCCACCGGCGCCGCGCAGAAATGTATGCCGCCAGCCACCTCCCGAATGGGAAAGCGGCAGGCCCGCTCGGCAAGGTCGGCCATCCGAACGCCCCGCCTCTTCCCATCCGGCGCGCGCGGCGCCTTGCGGCAGGCGATCATCTCTTCGATGGAGCGCTTCATGCCGCGCCCCCGTCCACCACGGAAAACCCGCCCGCCTGGCGCACACCGGCAGCGTGCTTGCGGCAGGCGGCGATGATGTCGGAAAGCTCTCCGAGACGCCGGTCATAGGCCTGCGCCTCCGCTGGCGTGATCTTCCCGTCAGCGAGAGCCGCGGCCATGGTGGCCATCATGTCGCCGGCCTTGCGGCAAAGCTCGGCATAGCCGCGCATGATATCCGCCTCGGCATCGGCCACTTCGCGCGGATCGGAGAGCCTCCGGCCCGAAAGCTCGGCCAGAGCGCCCGTCATTACCGGCATGGCGGTTTCGGCTTCCAGCGCCCAGAGCGCGTCGAGCGGCATCAGCTCCTTGCCGTCGGCCTGGTTCCAGCGTCCGACCGTGGATTTGGAATAGCCGCAGATTTCGGATGCGCGCTCGATGCCGCCGGCAGCGGCGATCATGTCGCGCTGCGCGGCCTTCATGCGGTAGTGGCGGACCTGGGCATTGGGAACCATGGTTTCCTCCGGGCAAAAGAATTCCCGCGCCGGGAAAACCCGGCGTCGTTTCCCGTGGCGGGAAAGGGTTTGTGCTGTCAGTCTGCGGGCATGGAAAAGAGACCGGACACCCGCGAAATCATGCCGTCAGGGCGGCGACCGGAGAGCGCCCCTCGGCACGCCCTCCGGCCCCTTCACGCTGCTCTCACGGTTGTGGGTTTGCGCCCCGCAAGGCTGCGACCGCAGACCGCCCGACTTTTCGGGCGTGCCGTCCGCAGGCCAGCGAGGCTTCGCCTCGCGCTCGGCCGCGAGGACAGATCGAAAAGGCCGCCGCACGCCGCATTCTTGGGCGCGCTCCTCGGCCATGTCGGCAATCAACCGCTCGATGCTCGAATGCCCGTCATGGGCAGAAAGCGCGCGAAGCAGGATCGCCATGGCCGGCGAAAGACGAATGGAAACGAAAGAAGCCGCGCCCGCCGGAACGCAAGACCCGAAACCGGCAGGCACGGCAGTTGCCGCGTTCTCGGGCGGGAGAACGTTGAGGGCGGATGCTTGGAGATGGACGGGACTCATTGGGCCGGCTCCGCTTGCGCTGAAACCGGCCCAATGCTCCATTCGTGCTGTCGAGACACGAAGAAGGATTCGCCAACATGCCGGATGAAAAACCCGACTACGAAAGGACGATCGTCCAACTTGCTGGGGAGGTTGCCGCGCTTCGCGAGATCGTCGCCAGCATCATTATCAACCTCCCCGAACGCGCCATGCACAACGTGGCGGCCGGTATTAGAGGGCACCTTTGCGATCTCGATCATAAGGTCCGCGAAACGCAAAACGACAATTGGCGCGACTACGCTGCAGCGGCTCATAATCTGGCCGCCCCCCTCGAAGACGCGATATCGATGTGGATTGATGATCTTATCGAAGGCTCGAGACTGCGCACGATCCAGCCATATCCTATCAATCCTATCGATCAGGTTGATCGGCAACGCGGCTATTGACGAATGCCAGCTCGGCACGCCGCCGCGCGCTAAGCGTCGGATTATCAGGATTGTTGGACCACGCCATGCGGCGTTCCGCTTCGCGTTCACGCCGCCGCACCGCATCCTTGCGGCGCTGCTGGAAGCGCCATGCGGCGCCTGGAGACACGAGTGTCCGCTCCCGGTTGAAAACGATTGTCGAGTGGTGCCGCAGATGGGTGGTGACCGATGATCGCTGCATGGGAAACTCCTTTGAAAAGAAGCCGTGCCCGCTGGAACGCAAGACCCGAAACCGGCAGGCACGGCAGTTGCCGCTTCGCGGGGTGGCGCGAAACGGCCCTGGGAGGAACTGGATTGAGGAAGCGCGCTCATTCGGCAGCCTCAGCGTCTGAGACCGAAGGGCCAAAGATGTCAGGCCGCAGTTCGTGTCGCGAAATTCCCGAAAGGCGTTCAACTTCGAGAACCTTGTCGGGGGGTATCCGGCCTCTGGACCGCCAGTTTGCAACGACGCTTGGATTACTGACACCAAGCGTCCGAGCGGCCTTGGTAAGGCCACCGAGCTTGTTCACGAGCATGTCCACAGGGTTCGTCATACGCCCAAATATCACGCTACGTGAATTTTTAACAAGCCCTCATGCGTTATTTTTTTTCACACCGTGAATATGGCATCAAGAAGCATGGCCGATGGTGGACGTTCAAACAAAGATATCGCAATGCGACTGGCAGCTCTGATGAGCGTGCTTGATGAAAACCAATCCCAATTCGCAATGCGAATTGGCGTGTCGCAGCCCGCTCTGAACAACTATCTCAAAGGGATTCGTCGGCCCGATATAGATGTTGCCATCAGAATCCAGATGAAGACCGGCGCTACTCTTGATTGGATTTACCTTGGGGATCGCTCAGGCCTCCCTGCACGGCTCTTAGAGGCCCTACCTGACCTTTCTGATCATGGGAAAAAGGCAATATAGGCGCGGACCTCGAAACCGTCTCCCACTCTTCGCCCAAGCAAAAGACGAGCTGCCTTACAAACCCCAGAACCTGCAGAGCTTCCCTCTTATCCTCGGGGAGCTGAGTGTAAATCTGGCATGCTATGCGCTTTAAGTGCGGATCCGTCTGAATCCTCAAGTTATCCAAGGCGAGCCCTCCTAGAACATTACAGGAACATTCTAGGTACAATTTCCTATAAAGCGCAATCCATCAGTTTCATGATATTCACGCAACGTGAATTTTTCTGTTGAGATAATCACGCAACGTGATAATTATTGCCCGTTCCCCTCCCGCAGGGGCCGCATCGGGCAAGAGGTCTCCGCCCGGTGCGGCCCACCTGAGAGGGCCAACCGAACGGAGCAAATTCATGATCACGTTTCAAAGCACCGTGGGCGGAAAGCCCGCAACGCCTGCCCTTGTCGAACCCGATCCGGTTTCGCGCATGGCCGATGCCATGCTGCACATCGCCGGCGGTGGCCGCACGGTGGACAAGGACGCCTTATCCCTGATGGGCTTTTCCGCCGCCGAGATCGACCGCTACGGCATCGAGGCGCGCGACCTGGCGAACGCCCGCGAACAGAGCCGGGCGGCCTGAACCGATGCTGGCCTTCCTCTCCCGGCCCCGCGTCAATGACGTGGCGATGATGCTGACGGCCTTTGCCATCGGCTTTGTTGTCACCGCCATTGGCGCAGCTGCGTGAGCGGCTGGAGGCGCCCATGTGGACCGCCCTCGCCGCCTTTGCCGGCATATCGCTCGGCCTGATCCTCGTCACCGCCTGGGTCGCCTCCCTCGCCCTCCGCGAGCACCCCGGCGACGACTTTCTCAACAAAGAAGACGATTGGGGAATGTGATGTGGCAGCCAACGCTCTTTGAAGGCTCGAAGCGTCTCGCCTATGACGACGCGATCGAACTGACCTTGCAATCCCTTCAGGCGTATGGGCCGCAGCATGATCATTGGGCGATCGCATGGTCGGGCGGGAAGGATAGTTCGGCGCTGTTGACACTGATTGTCCATCTGATCGAGGTCGGCCGGATCGTTCCGCCAAAGTCGCTTACCGTATTTTACGCCGATACTAGGCAGGAACTGCCACCCCTGGCCATCGCCGCTTTACAGATCATGGAGCAGCTTCGCGAACGCGGGATCCGCGTTGAAGTAGTCATGGCTCCGCTGGACAAGCGATTCCTGGTTTACATTCTCGGCCGAGGCGTTCCGCCCCCAAACAACAACACGCTTCGCTGGTGCACCCGTCAGATCAAAATTGACCCCATGGCTGCTGCTTTGGAAGCGCGGCTCGCCGACCTTCCCGGCAATATTCTTATGCTCACAGGAGTGCGGCAGGGCGAGAGCGCCGTTCGAGATAGCCGCATCGTCATGTCCTGCGGCAAGGATGGCGCTGAGTGCGGTCAAGGCTGGTATCAGCAGATATTGCCGAACGCAAAGGGCATACGGGGACGAATCGCGACGCTAGCTCCACTACTTCATTGGCGTGTCTGCAACGTGTGGGACTGGCTTCGCATCTACGCACCGATGAAGGACTATGGCGGTTGGGCAACTGCAGTGATCGCCGATGCTTATGGAGGCGATGAGGCGGAGGAAAAGAACGCGCGCACTGGCTGCGCCGGCTGTCCGCTTGCATCGAAGGATCTGGCGCTCGATACCATCGTGGCAATGCCGCAATGGGAATACCTGGCACCGCTGAAATGGCTTAAGCCGCTCTATCGTCGCCTTCGTCTTCCTGAAAACCGGCTGCGCAAGCCCGGCGCCGAACGGTTGAAAGATGGTTCTATCGCCGCAAATCCGCAACGCATGGGACCGATCACACTCGATGCGCGGCTAAAAGGTCTCGATACCGTTCTTTCGATCCAGTGGACCATCAATCGATTTGCAAAGCATATCGATCGACCGACGATCGACCTTCTCAGCGCTGAGGAGGAGGCGCGCATCCGCGAACTGATCTCGGCCAGAACATGGCCGCAAGGATGGAACGGCGACGAGCCTACCGCTGACATTCCACTGGATGCCGTCTTCCCCGATGGAACCGTCCAACCGCTCCTGATCGGCACACAAATATGACTTCTTCCAGCACCACCGCAACTACTGCACGCCCTACAAGCGAGCAGAACAGCGCCATCATCGAAGCCCAAGCCATCATCCTTTTCTATCAGGATGAACTGGAAAACCTCCGGTGGATCGCCGAGTGCGACACGAAGGGAAACCGCTCGACCGGCGACAAGCTTGGCCGTGACCTGGATCGCTGGGAAAACCACCCCGAGCACGTGAAGGACCGATTTCGCCAACGCGCTCGCAAATCATATGAGGAGCGTTCCGATGGCTGACCGTCGCCCCTTTGATCCACAGAACCCGTGTGATGCCTTGGCGGATCTCGCGCGGGTGCAAATTGCTTATTACGGCAGCGAAGTCATGAGCGCGCCCCAGTATGTACGCATGGCTGCCGATCCTAATGGCCAGTTCGAAGCACTGTTGATCGGTCTCCTGACCGGCGTCGCCGGCATCGCGATGTCGAACATCAGACCCGAGGCCCATGCCGAGGTTCGCTCCGCGCTCTTGGCGCTCATCCCCGATGCCGTCGACAATGCGCGCGACATCTTCGAGCTGCCGCCGCTGGAGCCAATCCAATGAGCATCACCCGCCACAAAAGCCGCCTGCAGGTCTGCTGCGACCACTGCCCGGCCAGCTATCCGAACACCTACGAGGCCGAGGATTTCGACGTGATGATCTCCGATGCCCGCACGGCCGGCTGGCGCATCGTCAAGGCGAAAGTCGATGCAGGAACCGGAGACGACACATCCGACCTGTTCGGCCAGGCGCCGCGCGTGGCTGGCAAGAAGCCTGACAAGCAGGGCTATCTGCACATCTGCCCAGACTGCCAAAAAGCACCCAATGTTGACCGGAGGGCGCTGGTATGAAGGACGATTGCGAAAGGCTGTTTCGCTTGGTTACAGGTGAAACAGTCGAGGTCGAATGACCATGGCCCGGACACGCAAAAAACCGATTACGGCTGCCCGCGTCGAGCGCGCCATTGATACGCTTGCCGGCGTCATGGCAACGGCCGGCCCGGATGCTCCCCTGCTCATCCCTCTCTGGAAGCGCCTGCAGTCTGAGTTGGAGCGGCTCAAGGAGGAGGAAGCCATCCTTGCTGCCGCCATGGAACGGGTCAAACAATCGCGGGATCAAACGGCAGCGCGATCTTCTTGAGCTCATTCTGCCGCCATTCCATTGTCCCGCCTGCGCCATAGCGCGGCCTGTCGATCGTATGCCCCATCAGGATCATGCGCAATTCAGGGTCCAGGCCGGCAATCTTCATTCGATCCTCAAATGAATGCCGGAACGAATAAATGGTGTGCGAGCGGCTCGGAAAGAGCCCGTTCTCCCGAAAATATTTATTGAGCGTAGCCGAAAGGTCGTTTTCCCGATTCCGATAGCGCGGAAAACCTTCCGGAAATCTGCTGAACACCTCCAGCGCAACGCCGATAAGAGGCAACTTTCGCTCAGACGACGCCGTCTTGATCTCGCGCGGATCCTCCGGGTCCACACGCGGCTCAATCGAGAGGTGGGGAATATCGGCGTCAATATGGATGCTCTGCTTCGTCAAGTTTGCGATTTCGCTGGGCCGCGCGCCTGTTTCGATCAGGGCCAGCGCAACGCCGCGCGCCTCGTCATTCATCGTCTGCATGGCGCCGGGCTTGAGGATGGTCCCGACGATCCACTCGACACTGAAAGGCGGACGAATGCGTTTCTTCTTCTCGTGAAAATTCAGCTTGCTGAATGGATTGAAGCGATCGGTTTCGCCCATATGGGTGAAATAGGCTTCGTAGAGCACCCGCAGATTGCCGAGATCACGGTTGCCAGAAGACGCGGAATGCGTAGCTTTTCTGCCCTTTGGGGCAACTTTCTCCAACCAGAAACGATAGAACCGTTGCGCATCTTCTCGCGTGATTTCGGTCATTTCCTTGTCGCCGACCAGATCGACGAAATTGTTGACCGCCCGCCGCTTCACCTTCTTCCATTGCGCTCTCTGATTCTGGCTTTTGTTGACCAGCTCATCGGCGACGATCTCATCGACATATATCTCGAAGGCCTTGGAAACAGTCACGGTCGGGAGCGGAACGGCACCGACAACAGCCTTGCTTGCTTCTCGTGAAAGACTTCCGTTTTCGATGGTTTCAAGACGCGCGATGATATCATCGAGAGAAGCAGACTTCCCGAGGGCGGCCCCGGACCTGAATGTGAAGCCCAAGGCCTCGACACGCTTGACCGCCGCCTGATAACGCGCCCTGGCGGTATCCCTCGGCGCATCGAGCAGCAGCGATGCCCACAAGGCATTGTCCGCCTCTTCGAGCAGATCGCGCTTCGCGCGGGCAAGCGCCAGGTCACCGGTTTTCAGAGATTGCCGTATTGACGGCGAGCGTTCGTCAACCAGTTGCAAGCGCGCCGGGACGCGCCGCATGTAATAGTAGGTACCGTCTCTCAAATACAGAAAACGGTCTGGTTTACCCGCTGATCCGCCCCCAGAGCGCTTCGCCAT